GCAAAGCATTCTTCTCAACATGCTGCTATATTAAAGAAACGTCAGATAGCATCCTCTTATTTCCACGCAGGAAAAATGATTAACTTATTTTACTTTGAGGAAGGTGCTATAAACAAAATGGCTGGTTCCCTAAAGGATTACATAAATGAAAAAGGTACTTGGCGTTTTTTAGAAGAATATAGAAACTTCTTAAATACACATACTGCATGGTATAGACCTTGTAATCCAGATAAAGTTTTAAACTGGGAACAAAAAATTGAAGTTAATCAAGGAGGAAAAAAACGTGATGTTGGATTAAAGTCTGTAATATTTGGACTTGCCCTTGAAAAAGATCCAACAAATGGTGTAGGGGGTCCTTGTACATTCTTCTATCATGAGGAGGCAGGGATTGCACCAAAGATGAATGAGACAGTGGAGTACTTGCTACCAGCAATGAAATCTGGTATGACATATACAGGTATGTTTGTAGCTGCAGGATCAGTGGGAGATTTGGAACAATGTGAACCATTGAAAGAAATGATCATGAATCCTATCTCTAAAGATGTACTTGCAGTAGAAACAAATCTTGTTAATGCTGAAGGAGAGATTGCTAAGTGTGGTTTATTTATTCCAGAACAATGGTCAATGCTACCTTGCATAGATGAGTATGGTAACTCTTTGGTAGAGAAAGCATTGGCAATGATTGTTGAAGAAAGATTAGAATGGAAAAAGAATCTTAAACCTGAAGACTATCAGTTACGTATTTCTCAGAAACCAATTAACATTGAAGAAGCTTTTGCCTACAGAAAAGTATCTAAATTTCCTTTACATCTTTTGACAAAACAGATTAGAAGAATTGAAGATCAAGAATACTTTAGAGAATTTGTAGATTTATCAAGAGATGAGCATGGTAAAATTGTTTCAAAAGAATCACGTAAACTTCCAATATCAGAATTTCCTATATCACCTAAGACAGTTGATAAAGAAGGAGTTGTAGTAATTTATGAAAAGCCCTGTAAAGATCCTCAGTTTGGAACTTACTATGCTTCCATTGACCCTGTGTCTGAAGGAAAGACTACTACGTCTGATTCATTATGTTCTATCTTTGTATACAAGACAGCACAGGAAGTCACAAAACACAAAGCTGACGGTACAATTGAACAACATATTGAAAGAGATAAGATTGTTGCAGCATGGTGTGGACGTTTTGATGACTTGAACAAAACACATGAACGTCTTGAAATGATAATTGAATGGTACAATGCTTGGACAATTGTAGAAAATAACATAAGTTTGTTTATTCAATACATGATATCAAGAAGAAAGCAAAAGTACCTGGTTCCAAAAAGCCAGATATTATTTCTTAAAGAACTGTCTAGTAACACAAATGTGTTTCAAGAATATGGTTGGAGAAACGTTGGAACACTATTTAAAACCAATCTTATATCATATGCTATCCAATTCCTAGAAGAAGAGTTGGACCAAGAAACAATGGCAGATGGAACTATTGTAAAACAAACATATGGTATAGAAAGAATACCTGATATTATGCTGTTAAAGGAAATGGCAGCATATAGAGAAGGACTTAACGTGGATAGACTAGTGGCATTCTGTGCTTTAGTAGCATTTGCCAAAGTTCAAGAATCAAATAGAGGATACTCAAAACGCATTGAAAGAGATGATTCTAATTTGGATAAATCAAATAAAAATACTAAATTAAGAGTGAGTCCTTTTCGTCACATGGGGAATGAGAACTCATCATCTACAGCGTTGAGAAAGCCTAGGAATCCTTTCAAAAACATTAGATAAACAAAATAAATACATAAGGTTATGCCAACAGTAGTTAACGCAATGCAGCTTAAAAATGGAGCTAAGGTAGAGAACAATAAAATGGGTACTCTAACTCAGCCTATCCAATTCCTGCGTAGAAAAGATAAAGATGAATCATGGGGAGCATGGAATCTTGACTGGTTTGAAATGCAAGGTCTTAAGCAAATACGCAGAAATGCAAGAAGGTTGTTGAAAAACTACAAACTTGCAAACGGTATTATTGACAAAACAGACTACATTGTTGAAGAAGACAATGAAGTTGCAGAACTTATTGATGTTCTGACAAAAGAAGATCAGAGTGCATTTGAACTAAAGTTCTTTCCTATTGTACCAAACGTCATCAATGTTTTGACAGGTGAGTTTGCAAAAAGAAATGACAAAATCACATATCGTGCAGTGGATGATGTTTCATACAATGAAATGATTGAAGCTAAACGTTCTATGGTTGAGGAAGTACTTGTTTCAAGAGCAGAGCAAAAAATGCAAGAGACCATTGAAAAGATGGGTTTAAATTTAGAAGACGAAAAACAAGCTGCTCAAGCACAACAGATGATGTCTCCTGAGACACTTAAAACTTTACCTGAGATTGAAGGTTTCTTTAAAAAGGACTATAGATCACTTGTAGAGCAATGGGCTACTCACCAACATAATGTAGATGAAGAAAGATTCTCTATGAAAGAATTAGAGAATATGGCCTTCAGAGACATGCTTATTACAGATAGAGAATTCTGGCATTTTAAAATGACAGAAGATGACTATGAAGTTGAATTATGGAATCCTCTTTTAACATTTTATCATAAATCTCCAGAAGCAAGATACATCTCACAATCTAACTGGGTTGGCAGAATAGACTTACTTACTCTTGCAGATGTTATTGATAAGTATGGTTATATGATGGATGAAGATCAAATGCACAGTCTTGAAGCAATATATCCTGTAAAATCTGCTGGCTATAATATACAAGGTGTTCAGAATGATGGTTCATTCTATGATCCTACAAAATCACATGACTGGAATACAAATGGTCCTTCTTTAGGAATGCGTCAGTTTTTAAGTGCAAGTGAAATGCATATGAATACTGGGGATGATATTATTTTCCAAATTCTAAATGAGTCAGAAGACTTACAAGAATTTAAAGATATGGGTATGTTACGTGCAACTACAGTATACTGGAAGTCACAACGTATGATTGGTCACTTGTCAAGAATAGATGAAAAAGGAATACTGATAGACATGATTGTTGATGAAACTTATAAAGTTACAGATAAACCAATCTATGACACTACAGTCATGAAAAACAAAAATAGAGAAACATTAGTTTATGGTGAACACATTGATTGGATTTGGATTAATGAAACTTGGGGTGGTGTCAAGATTGGTCCTAATAGACCAGCTTACTATGGCAATCATGATATATTTGGATTTTCTCCAATGTATCTTGATGTAAAACCTATACGTTTTCAATTTAAAGGAGACTTTACAATTTATGGTTGTAAACTTCCTGTTGAAGGAGCTGTGTTCTCTGATAGAAACACAAAGTCTATGTCTCTTGTAGATAAGATGAAACCATATCAAGTTGGTTACAACTTGGTTAATAACCAGATAGCTGATATCCTTGTAGATGAATTAGGAACAGTTATTATGTTAGATCAAAATGCTTTACCACGTCACTCAATGGGTGAAGATTGGGGACAAAACAATTTCTCTAAAGCATATGTGGCAATGAAGAATTTCCAGATGTTGCCTTTAGATACTTCTATTTCAAATACTGAAAATGCAACAAACTTTAATCATTATCAAGTATTAAATCTTGAGCAGACTAATCGTTTGATGTCGCGTATACAATTATCAAATTACTTTAAGAATCAATGTTTTGAAGCAATTGGTTTATCACCTCAGCGTATGGGTGCTGTAAATGCACAAGAAACTGCACAGGGTGTAGAACAAGCAATAAACATGAGTTATTCTCAAACAGAACCTTACTTCACACAACACTCAGAGTATCTTATGCCACGTGTGCATCAGATGCGTACAGATTTGTCACAGTACTATCATTCTAATAAACCTAGTTTAAGATTACAATACTTAACTACTATGGATGAAAAGGTTAACTTTGAAATTAATGGTACTGAATTATTGGCTAGAGACTTGAACATTTTTATCTCAACAAAGGTTAATCAGAAACAAGTAATTGAACAAATACGTTCACTTGCAATTTCTAACAATACATCAGGTGCTTCTATTTATGATTTAGGTAACATTATTAAAGCTGATTCTATGGCTGAGATTACACATGTTATGAAGTCTATTGAAGAGAAAACATCTATGTCTAAACAACAAGAAATGCAAGCAATGCAAGAAACTGAGAAGATGAAGCAAGAAGGTGAAAGCAAACGTCTTGAAGCTAAACTTAGATTTGACGCTGAACAGAAAGCACTTGATAGAGAGTCTGATGAAAGAGTTGCTGAGATACGCTCTGCAGGTTACACTGCAATGCAAGATAGAGATGCAAATGCTCAGAATGACTATATTGATACCTTGGAATATCTTGATAAAAAGAATGCTAAACAGGCAGACCAGTCTATATCTAGAGAAAGAGAGATAAACAAACAAACATCTGATCAAGCAAAACTTGAGTTGAAACGTCAAGAAATACTTTCAAAAGAAAGAATTGCACAAAAAGAATTACAAGTTGCACAAACAAATAAAAATAAATATGACCAAAAATAATTGTCATAGCTATATAATACAAAAAATGTGTAGCCTATACACTTTGAGGGTGTAAATCTTCAAAGTTTATTTGTAGATTATATATGAAGAAGAACAGTAAATAATACCAACTAAACAGAAAAAAGTATGAGTACAACAGACAACAACCAACAAACATCTGTTAGCAATGTAACAATAGAAAGTATTGATGACTTTTTACCAATGCCTGGAGCTGAAAGCATTGTTACATCTGATGGAGAAGAAGGTGATGAGAAACCTTCAATATTCTCAACAGGAAAACCTGTAGACATGTCCTTCTTAGAGGATAATGGAACAGAAGATCTAAACAAAAAGAAAGTAGTAACATCTACTGAAACTAATGAAGCAATAGCTGAGTTAGACGCAGACTTGGAAGATACAGATGGTCTAGAAGACGCTGATAAAAAACAAGGACGCAAAAAGATTGATAAGAGTGGAATGGTAGAAACATTCTCAAAATTAATTGAGGAAGGTTTATTAGTTCCATTTGAAGATGAAAAACCAATGGAGGAATACTCTATCAAGGATTGGAAAGATTTAATTCAAGCCAACTTTGATGAGAAAGAAAAAGCTTTAAGAGAGCAAACTCCAAAAGAGTTCTTTGAATCACTTCCATCAGAACTACAATATGCAGCAGAATACGTTGCAAAAGGTGGCACTGACATAAAAGGATTATTTCGTGCACTATCTCAAACTGAAGAGATAAAGTCATTGGATCCAACAAATGCTGAGCATCAAGAAATGATTGCTCGTCAATACCTACAAGCTACAAACTTTGGTAATGGAGATAATGAACTATTAGAAGATCAGTTACAAGAATGGGTTGAATCTGGTACAATTGCAAAAAAAGCACAACAGTTCAAACCAAAATTGGATCAGATGCAAGAAGAAGTAGTCCAATCAAAAATTGCACAGCAGGAACAATTCCGTGCAGAGCAGCATAAGAAAAAAGAAGAGTATATGGATAACATATATAATACTTTAAAACCTGCTGAACTAAATGGTGTAAAGATTGATGGTAAGCGTCAGAAGTTCTTGTGGGATGAATTAACAACTGTTAAGTATGAAAGTATGACTGGACGTCCTACAAATTTGCTTGGTAAACTTTTAGAAGACCATCAATTTGGAAAAGAACCACGTTATGACTTGATTGCTGAAACATTATGGTTGCTTTCTGATCCAGATGATTATAAAGAAAACATCAGAAAACAAGCAAAAAATGAGGTAACACAGGATACTGTTAGAAAACTTAAAACAGAAGAAGCACGTAAAATTTCTTCAACTGTAAGTAATGAGGATGAAGACAAACCTGCTGCAAGAAAAATACCTCGCCAAGCAGCTAATATTTTTAAAAGACAATAACAAATATAATTTATAACTTTAAACTTTAATTTAAAAAAAAATGAGTACACCCGTATTAAACAATGGACTGTTTCTACGTGATACTAACTACAAAGTTGGTTCTCACATAGATTCTTACCATTTGGTAAACATGCTTAAGAGTACTGATCCTATGGATTTAGGACCAGTTGACTTATGGGCACAGACCCAAAAGGTAGAAATGCCTCTTTATCAGATGGCATCTTTTGGTGGTAAAAACACTATTCTTGTAGACAACCCTCGTGGTGAGTACAAATGGCAAACTCCTATCGTACAGGATCTTCCTTACGTTGTAGAAGATGTTGAGCCAGGCGTTGCTGTTTTAGGACAAGATGGTACTACCTTCAAAATCAAAATTAACAAGCGTGTATTTGGACATGGTGATATTATCACTTATGATAAATACAAAGGTGCTGAACTTTATATCACTGCAGAAGATATTCTTCCTTCAGGTGATGGTTTTGTTTACACTGTTCAATTAGTGAACAATGATAACACAAAAGCTCTTGACAAAAGATTCTTAAAGCCAGGTACTAAATTCTTCAGAAAAGGTTCTGCTCGTGGTGAATACGGTGAGCGTTTCTCTGACATTGGAGAATTGAGCGCAGGTTTCCGTGAGTACTACAACTATGTTGGTGGTGCTGAAGCTCACGTACACTATTCAGTTTCTTCTCGCGCAGAAATGATGATGAAAGGTGGAATGAATGCAGATGGTACAGTTCCTGTAACTGAGATCTGGAAGTCATTTGATTCTAACATTGCAAAAGATCCTTCTTTAACTAACATTGATGCAATGGTAGCTAAAATGGGTAAAGACTACATTAAGAAAGCTTATGACAATGGTACATTGACTCGTTCATTTGTAACTAAAATGGAATCTGCACACTTAAGCAAAATTGCTAACGACATTGAAACCTACTTAATGTGGGGACAAGGTGGACGTATTAAGCAAGATGGTCCTGATGATATCAGATTATCAACTGGTCTTTGGTCACAATTAGACAACTCTTTCAAACGTATCTACAACAAAGGTTCATTCAACTTAGAGTTGTTCCGTTCTGAGATCTTCAACTTCTACAATGGTAAAGTTGATTTTAAAGGACCTGATCCTAACCGTCAAATCATTGTTCAAACTGGTATGGCTGGTATGAAGATGGTGAATGAGGCAATTAAGAAAGAAGCATTCAGCACAGCTGGATCTGGTACTTCTTTATTTGCTGACATGAGCAAGTCTGGTTTAGGTGCTATCTCTGGTACTAATGCAATGGATTTGAATTTTGGATTTGCTTTCACTAGCTACACTATTCCTTTCTTAGCTAACGTTAAGTTTGTGTTGAACCCAGCTTTTGATAACGTTCATACTAATGACATTGAAAACCCAATCATTGATGGTTTCCCATTGTCTTCTTATAACTTCATCGTATTTGACATCACTGACAACACAAATGACAACATTTACTTGTTGAAATTGAAGTGGGATAGTGAAATGAAATGGTTCTACCAAAATGGAACTATGGATTACATGGGAAGAAGTCAAGGTTTTGCATCTTCAGGTAATTTCAATGGTTACAGAGTATTCATGACTCAAACCATGCCTTCTATCTGGGTTAAAGACCCTACTAAAGTTCTCAAAATTGTTATGAGAAATCCAATTACTGGAGGATCATTCTAAGGATCCTTGAAGACACTAAGTAAACCTAGAGGTGTAATAGCCTCTAGGTCCCTGCTTTTACAAGACTCCACCTCCTCACGTCAGGGTAAAACTTGACAAATACTTGCCTGGGTTAATCCCAGGTTCTCCTGAGAAGCAACTACCTTGACGTGGTTCAGGAGCTTTAAACTAGAAGTTGCTAAAAACAGAAAGAAAAAGAAGAAAATTATTTAACCAACAAAAAAAAATTATGGAAGTAACAATGATTGAAAAACATCAGACCTTTAAGAGGTCTAGTACCTTAACAGTACGCCCGTTCATTGACACAATGAATTCTAACATGGGTCTTGAAAAGTATGACATGGTACTTTTTGAAGGAGTGTTTCACGAGGAACAGTTAGCATGTTTAGAAAACAATGGTATCAGAAGGTATGTAACAGGATTAAATGAATTTGCTCCTGAGATTAAACAATTACCTGAAGAAGACAGAGAAGCAGCAGTTAAACAAATACGTGCTACAGTTGCTCAACTTGAAAAAGAACTTGCTTCTAATGTAATTG